GGCCCGGCCAACAGCTTTGAGCAGACGCAGGATTTCAAGGTCGGTTTCAACGCCCTCACCTGACGGAGTTTCCCATGAGCAAGACTGTTCCGGTGCTGGTTCTCAGCGCCTTCGAAGACGCGACCTGGGCAGACCGGTACGCGAAGGGCAAAACCTACGCCCTTGAAGAAGGACGTGTCGCCAATTTCGAGGCCGCGGGCCTGGTCAGGAAACTGACCGCTGACGAAGTTTCAAAGCTGCCGGCCAATGGCGAGGTCAAGACCATCGCCAAGCCCTCGCACACGCGCAAGCGCCCACGCGCCGCCAAGTAATTCCGTCCGCCCACCGGACCGAATCCTGCCGGAACCCCCGGCAAGCCACCACTGAAAGGATACCTTATGGCCATTCAAGCATCGGCGGGCGCGGCGCTCGCCATCTCTGCCGCTAACCCCGCAACGCCCGACGCAGCCGGCTATCTTGCGCTGACGTACACCGAAATCGGCCAGATCGAGAAGATCGGCACGATCGGTTCGCAGGTCGCCAAGATCGAGTTCCAGCCGCTAAAGGGCGCGAAGCAGAAGCTGAAGGGCAGCATCGATTACGGCTCGCTTCAGCCCTCGCTCGCGCATGACGACACTGATGCCGGCCAGACCCTGCTGCGTACCTCGGCGGACGAAGCGACCAACAAGCTCTATTCGTTCAAGGTGACCTACCAGAACGGCGCGATCCGCTACTTCCAGGGCCGCACCTTCGGCTACCCGGAAACGGTCGACGGTGCCGACACGATCCTGATGGCAGCGCCGACGGTCGAAATCTGCACCCCGGTCGTCAAGGTCGCTGGCACCTGAACTCAGTTCCGGCGCCCGCGACGCCGTTTTCCCATGCGCTGGTCCGGCCCGTTATCGCGGGTCTCGGACCGGGCCGGCGCACCATCCACATCCCCCGCGAGGATACCACCATCATGAAGATCGCCACTCTCGCTGTTTCGCCGACCGCCTTCCTGCACCTGAAGGGCCCGGACGGCGCGCACCTGTACGAAGACGGCCGCGCTGTCGGGATCGTGCTCTACGGCCCCGGCTCGACCGAAGCCGCCATCATCGAAGCGGCGCAGTCCGCGCGCGCGATCAAGCGCATGCAGGACAACGACGGTAAGATTGCCCTCCCTCCGATCGACGTGCAGCGCGCCGAGACCACGGCCGACTTGCTCGCTTACACCGCCGACGTGCGGAACATCGAGATCGATGGGCCGGACGGCACGCCGTTGACTGGGCATGCGCTCTTCACCGCGCTCTATTCTGATCCCGCCCTCGGCTGGATCAAGACGCAGGTCGTCAAGTTCCTCGGCGAGTGGGGCAATTTTTTGCCCGGGTCGGCGACGGCCTAACCCTCTTCGTCCGACATATGGCGTGGCTGCATGCCACGCCTAAGCCTGACGAGCGCACGAAACGCGCGCAGATGGGCGCAGCAGCCACCATCACGCCAATCAGCCGCGCTGAGCAAATGAAGCGCGACGGCATTCCGGTCCAGATGCCGCCCAACCCCGCCCCGCATCTGGTCGCATGGCTCGTCGAGATGGGCATGAATGAGGCGGCGGGCATGGGTATGGTGCCGCTGTCTTGGTGCGAGATCAACGCTTGGTGCGATCGCACACGGATCGACCTTGCTCCTTGGGAAGCGCGCTTGATCCGTAAGCTGTCGACCGAATACCTTGCCGAGAGCCGTCGTGCCGAAAGCGAGAATTGCCCGCCACCCTGGAAGGCGGAAGTCACGCAGCGCGAGCGCGAGGTCGAGCTTGCGAAGCTGGAGATGCTTTTCGGCTGAGAATGTGCCAGCATGTCCCGAAAGGGGTACTGTATGCGCTGGATTATCGGGATCGTCGGCCTGCTCACATTGGCGGGGTGCGGCGAAAGCCCCACGGATGCAGCGTATCGCGAGGCGGGCGAAGCGGAAGCCCGAATGCACACAGCGATCAAGGCCGGCGACAAAGCGCGGACCTGTAGCGAGGCCAACGCAAAGACCGACGCACTGCTTCGTGCTGGGTCGAACGACTATTCGCGATCGGCGGCGATGGCGCGGCTTTCTTGTTCTAGTCAATAACCTAGACTACCATCGACCAACGCAAGGGCAGCCCTCACCGGCTGCCCTTTTGCTATTCAGGAGGACCGAGCATGGCAGACGGCTCTCCGACGCTCGAAGTTGGCTTCGAGATCCAGACCGGCAGCTCGTTTGACGAGTTGCAGCGCCTCCAGGCAATCATGAACAGCACCGAGGGTAAGATCCTCG